TAATGCTTTACACGGAATATATTATTCTATAAATGATTTCAAATCAACTGGAATTTGTTATTTAGAGCCATTAGAAAAATATGGGGTTAAAGTAAAAGATAGAGTTTATGGTTGTGTATTAATGAATGATGAAATTGATATAACACAAGGCCTTGAGGAAAATATTTATACAGAACCACCTACTCAATCACAAACTGATTATAAAAAAGCAAGCAGAACAGAACACGAAACTTCATTAATAGTAGATAAAGCTAACAAACAAATTCAAAGTTTAATAACAGAAGTAGGAGATAGAACTAATAAAACAACAAGTATAACACAAGATATAGATACAATTGCAAGTAAAGTTGATTTAATTGCAGATTTAACGGAAGAAAAAGAAAACACTGGTTACATAACTTTTGAAAAAATTAACGCAGGGCAACCTTTGTATATTAATTTATACCCAATTGATAGTTGGATAAGTTGTATATATCCTAATGATGAAATTAATCAAAGTAACAGATATCCTAGTAGCACATTGTTTTCAAAACAAAGAACAATTAGATTTACAAACACAACAACAAATGAAGTATTTAACTATACCTTACCACAGGATTTGCGATTTTATCCTGAAGACCCTGAACATGGAATCGAGTTTACTTATGATGAATTTATATTAGATTATGAAAATCAAATATGTAGAGTAATTGAAAGGATTGGGGTGGCTCAAACTTATACTTATATTTTTAATCAACCAAGAATAAGAGATTTTCCTTTTCCTGATTTTGCTTTAACAGAAGGCAACTATACAATTACCATACCAAGTCATACAACATATTACTTAAAAGTAAAATTAACAAAACTTTCGGATTACACAAAACAATTTGCTACAAAAGTTCAATTAAGTTCTACAATTGAACAGACCGTAAATACAATAAATTTAGAATTAAATGAGAAGGTGGACAATGAAGATTATACGAGCGCTCAAATCTTGCTTAAAATCAATAATGACACAAGTTCCGCACAAATCAAAGCAGACAAAATCAGTCTTGAACGGAAAAGAAATTAATTTAACATCAGACAATATGACAATTAATAGTCAATATTTTAAAGTTGATAAACTAGGTCACGTTGTTTGTCAAAGTTTAGCAATTGAAGGGAATCAAAGTTATATAAACTTAAATGATGTGTTTAAGGTAAACAGACTTGGAAATGCTTTAATAATAGACCAAGGTAAGTATGATGAATCCACATCAGCCAACTTGCAAATTAGAAATAATTCTGGCGATTTGTCGAGTTCGCTTTTTAGCGGGGAAATAGACTTAAACAATAAAGGGTATATGATTAAAATTCATGCAGAAGATTATGCACAAGGTACACTTGATGTTGCTAATGGAACGATTGGCTTATGGGAAAATAGTGACACTAATCAAGACCATGCCATTGTATTAAGCATAGACGGTGGACCTAGGATGCTTTGTGGGCAGACCAACACAAGCACACAAATCTATGAAAACTATATGTATTGTCAAGATTACAGAAATTCATCATCTATAGAAGTTAAAAAAGATATAGAAAAATTTAACAACAAGGCTTTACCCGAAATCTTAAATACTGATGTTTATTATTACAATTATAAAACCGATAAAGAAAACAGCAATAAAAAAATCGGAGTAATTATTAGCGACAACTATAATTGTACTGATAAAATCATAAGCGAAGATAAAAAATCGGTAAATCTTTATTCAATGATTTCGTTAAGCTACAAGGCAATACAAGAATTACAAGAAGAGATAGAGGAGTTGAAAAATGGAAAAGCCAATTAGTTTACAAATAATGGATTTTAAAGGAGAATTAGCTTTATTGATTAATAAATCGAATTTACCAACATATATTTTAAAACCTGTATTTAAAGATTTTTATGATGAAATAACTAGACAAGACATTCTGCAAATTGAAAAAGACAAACAAGAATACGAAGAAAAAAATAATAAAGAGAAAGGAGAAAAATAATGGCTTATGAAAAGACAAATTGGCAAGATAGTCCTAGCACATCTACACCAATAAATGCAACGAATCTTAATCATATTGAAGAAGGTCTTTATTCAACTAATAATGCAATTGATAAAATTCAAGTAAAGCCATATTCTACAACTGATTATTATCCTGTTATTACTTCAAGTGGTACAGGGGTAACTAAAGAAGGGACTTCTACGGGCATAAGATGTAAATTGTTATATGGGACAACTGCAAACATTGGACACGCAGCCATAGTGTTAGGCAATCAAACAGAAAGCGGTACTGTAGATAATCAGTATGGTAGGCTGATATTGTATTCTAAAGGAACTGGCTCAAAAATCTTAACTGGTGGAGACACAGATGAAACATCTTCAAGTTCATCATTTTCACAAAGATTACCTAATCTTACTGGAACTGTTGTTGTAAGACAAGACTCTACAATATCCACTGAAACTAATGGTTGGTATAAAGTAAATATGGGGGCATATGTTTGGTATTTTAAAAACTTTGCTGCTCCAAGTAAAACCTATTCTGCGAATGGTTGGGGGTGGATGAGCAATTCTGAATGTGGAAACAATTTGCCAAGTGGTATTACTTTTAATACTGCCAAAATGGTTTTTAACGGATGTGGAGGAGCTAACGACACTGCAATTTTATATAATTTTAGATTAAATAGTGGTTCAGGTTCAGTTAGTGTAAATTGGCAAAACAAATACAATACAAGTGTATCATCAACAGCTTGGTTTAATTATTCTTTAATAGTATTTCCATAATAGAAAGGAGAAAAAATGGCAGATATTAGTATTATTCAATTATCAGACAACACGCAATATAACATAAAAGATGCAAAAGCAAGAGCAAATCTTGCAAATGAGTTCTCAACCTCTTCAACTTATGCTGTTGGAGATGTGGTACTTTATCAAGGTGACTTGTACGAATGTACTACAGCGGTAACAACAGCAGGAGCTTGGGACTCATCAAAATGGACACAAACCAAAATAACAAATGTAGCGGGAAATGTTGATATAGTTACAACTTTAGACAGTTCTGTTACAAACGCACAAGTACCTCGGAGCTAAATGTGTTTATGACATTATAGGAGATGTCGAAACATTATTAGCTGCGATATAGGAGGTGTAAATGAGTATAGCAAGTGAAATTTCAAGATTACAAACAAGCAAGGCAGATGTAAAAACACAAGTTAATGTTGACAAAGATTTAATAAATGGTGGAACTGCTTTTATAGGCAGTGAAACAGTAGATGATTATGATGATAAAATAAAAGAAATGCAAGAGGCTTATAAAAAATATATCCCTATACAAACTGAAACAGGAACTACAAGTATAACTTTAGATAACACTAGTGGAGATAAGGCAATGACAAGCATATCTTTATATGGAAATGCGGTACAATCGACTACTACAGGTAAAAATAAATTCGATAATACTATTACTAAAAAAAATCAAGGAGCTTATTCTAAAATAGATGATACCACATTGCCAACAGGTAAAAAGCTAACTTTTATAGATACAAGTGGAACAGGCACTGCTTTTTTAGTTTATGCAGTAATAGACTTAACAAACTACGTTGGCTCAACGATAAGGTTTAAAACAAACTATACTGCTAGTGGAAGTGCAGAAGGTTCTGCATATATAGGATTATGCAATTCTGATGGCAGTAATCGTTCAGCCAAAAGTTTTATACAAAATAGTGGAGATACTGCTGATTTTGTTGTCCCTACTTTAGAAGGTTCTCAAACATATTTGTGTTTAGCTTTATATGTAAATAATGCAAGTTCTGTTTATGAGAATGATTATGTAGAATACACTAATATGATATTAACTATAGACAATAATGATATGACTTATGAAAAATATACAGGGCGGAACAGCTTCACCTAGTCCAGACTATCCTCAAAATATTAATGTTGTCACAGGAGATAATAGTTTAGTTATAAGTGGCAAAAATCTTTTTAACTTAACAGGAGAAGCACATGGAGATAATGTTACTGTTTCGATAAATGATGGCGTAGTATCAATGACATGGACAAATGGATTTGACGTTACTTTATCAGATGAAGTTTTATTAAATTCCAGTGATACATATACAATATCATTTAAGCACAAAGGTAATGCTGTGAAATTAAGAAACGTATTAGTAGATAACACTAATTTAGTAACAACAAACAGTGATACATCATATGTACAATATTCATATTCTTTTACTGGGGTAAGTGGTTTTAAATCAAGATTTGCTAGACAAGATAATACAGGTACAGCAGAGATAAAAGATATTCAAATCGAGAAAAATGCTACAGCTACAACATATGAAGCTTATAGGACACCTACAACTTATACTATTGATTTAGGGACACTAGAATTAGTTAAATTAGAGGACAACAAAGATAAATTATATAAAAGCAATGGTAATTGGTATAAACATAAAATCATAGAAAAAATGATTTTAAAGGGTAGTGGCAGTGAAAGTTGGGCAGTTTATTCAGCGGGTGGAAGTACGCCTCGAAGATTTGGATTAGAAGATAGGGTGAGATTTTATGCAAATAGTATTCCAGTAATAAGTAATTATTTTATAGGAAGTGTACTGCCAAATGCTTCAACGCCAGATTTAGCAGTTTGGACACAAACAAATTACTTGGGTATTACAGATAGAAATTCTAAATGGGCAAACGCAACTGCATTTAAAACTTGGCTACAAAGCAATAATGTAACTGTTTATTATGTATTGCAAACAGCAGAAGAAATACAAATAACAAATTCAACGTTAATAAGTCAATTAGAGGCTATTCATCTTGCAACAGGTTCAAACACTATAGAATTTAATGGTAACACATTGGTAACAGGACTAGACGTTAATTATATAGAAGAGGCTAGTCCTCATCTATAAGAAAGGAGGCACTATGTCAGATAAAGTTTATGATGTCATCAAAATAGTTGCATTATTGCTAGCGCCACTATGCACTTTTGTGGTTTCGATTTTAGGAATATTTCATATAATTGATAATGATATAGCTGTAGCATTATCTAGTGCAGTTGACATTTTTTTAGGTGCTTTAGTTACGGTGGCTAAAAAATTGTATGATGAAAAACACGCAAAATCAACCAAATGAACAAAAGCAGAAAAACAAGAAAGGAGATAATATGAACGAAGAAGAATTAGAACAGAAAGTAAACAATGATATTGATGCAATAAATTTGTCAAAAGAAATGCAAGAAGAATTATCAAACGGAAAGGAGATTAACGAGAATGATTAAATCGCCATTAACAAATTCAGTTGTTGAGGCTAATTCATCTAATTATTCAAGCGGTAGAAGTGGTTACAGTGTTTGCAAGATTACTCCTCATCATATGGCAGGTATTTTAACTGGAGAACAATGTGCAAGATTGTTTCAAACTTATGGTAGACAAGCATCGGCAAACTATTGTATAGGTTATGATGGAGATATTGTTTTATCAGTAGGAGAAGAAAATAGAGCTTGGACTTCTGCAAATAAAGCTAATGATTGTCAAGCAATAACAATAGAAGTTTCAAACGATTCAACAGGTGGAGATTGGCATATAAGTGATAAATCTTGGAATAGTTTAGTTAATTTATGTGTAGATATTTGCAAAAGATATAACTTTAGATTGAATTATACTTGGGACAAATATGGTTCATTAACTCGCCATAATATGTTCACAAGTACAACTTGTCCTCGGACCTTATTTACAAGGAAGATTTCAAGAGTTAGCAGATACTGTTAATGCAAAACTGGATGGCGGAGATATCCCAACACCAACTCCAACACCGCCACCTGAATACAATGAAGTAGTATTGGATTACCAACAATCTTGGAATAAGACTTACGGAGCAAAATATGGTTACATACTAGAGGACGGATTATTTGGAAGTCAAACAGAG